CCGCACCGTCTCTATGAAGTCGTGCCACCACCGGACTATACTGCACCGGGTTATATTGCTGTCGTCCTGTACGATGAATTGAATTTTGTCATTGATAATCATGGCTACACATTCCCCGAATTCTTCGCCCGATGTGAAAATGCGCTCTAAAACGGCAGCGGCGCTGTCGTGCCTGAAAATACCCTCCAGCCGGTTCCAGACGCCGTCATAGTCCCCCTGCTCCTTAGCCTTGTCGTATATGCGGAAACGAACCTCCGAACTCGGCGAGCCTATGTACACGCTGGACGCTTCGCCCAAGCCCTTCCCGGCGAGGTCAAAATAGCCGGTCTTTTTGCTGGCGCGGCTCCGAAGGTTCCCCGCCCGGATTTCCTCAATAACCTTGCCAATATTCAAAACGCCCTCTTTATCATCACAGGCGAGGTCTATCCTTGTAACCTTCGCATCTTCCCTGTTGTAAACAACCTCGACCAGCTCCAGCAGGGTGTGGTGCTGCTCGTATACCCGGCAAGCGTTGCCGGACAGGGATACGAACACGCCCATGTCAAGGCTGTTGCCGTTGAAATGTATCTGAATCCCGTTACACTCAACGCAGTCCCGGTACCCGTACCGGCTGAACCCCGCGGGCTGAAAACTGTCTTTGGGGAGCCGCAGCACCCCTTCAATGACGCCCTCAACGTCCCAAATGCCGCTGGAATGCTTTACGCCGTCTTTCTCCCAGCCCTGGCACTTCACCGTGAACGCGAACCAGTCGATTAAAACGCTTGCCTTCATGCCTTTTGCCCTCCTTTGTAATGAGAACCCCCCTGATTAGTTCCCGGGGGTTCCGGGAGCGGACTGCTCCGCTCCCCCCTTTTCTATGGTTTTGCAACTCAATCCTTCCGGGTGCCCTGCGCCATGACACGCGCAGCGGAAAAGGTTTGAGTTACACAACCGCCGTTCCGGCTTCCGCTGGTTCCCAGCTCAGGCCATCCGGCGCCGATAAAAGCTCAAGTTCCGGTTCCTCCGGCTTGGGCGCCGGCTCTGCCGCTGGCGGGGCAGTACCGCCTTTCCCCGGCCCCGGAGGCCGGGGCCCCGGCTCCGCCACCCCATCCTCCGTGTCCGTGAAAATGTGGTAGCTGTCGTACAGCTCCATATACCGGCGTCTCAGCCGAAAGAAACTGGCGCTTTCCTTTTCCTCCGTGCCGTTCCATATCCTCACGGCAATAAACAGCTTGCCGCCCGCCAACAGGCCGAGGATGAAGCCGATGGCCTTGAAATTCGAGACAACCCGATGCTTTGTCTCAAATTCAACAACAGACCTGATCTGTCGGTCTATCATGCGGGCGAAGGGCGTGACAAGGACGATGCTGTAGCCATACTTGCGGTGCTGGGTGAAAAAGATGCACCACTCTTTGCGGTTTTTGATTTGCCACTCCCGGCAATCAAATAAAATCTGGCATTCATCCAGCACCAGCAGCGTCTGCCCCTCTATCATCCTCCACCGGCCGCGCTTGTCCCTTTTGCGTTCATGGGTCATCATAGCAAGCTCCTTCAGCGCCTTCGGGTCCAGGGCAAAATTGTCCATATAGACAAATTCGCCTTGCTTCTTGCTCTTGATGATTTCTTTGTCAATCTCAAAGTTCGCAATCACCTTGCCGCCCTTGGAAAGGTGGTCGTATATCCGCTTGGCGGCGTGAAGGCTCTTGCCGCTTCCGGGTACACCCGTATACAATTCCGTCATGAGCTGCCCGCCACCTTTGCCCAGCGAAGAATCATTTTGTAGGCGTAAAATATAACAATGCAGCCTGTCCACACGGTCAGTATCGCGACAAAGTTTCCGAACGGGATAACCCAATTGAGCGCATGTATCCAACCGGCCACCTGCAAACCATCTGCAAACGACTTGATTGGACAATCAGGCAAGGCTTGCAGGAGAAAGGCCGCGACATTGTGCAGCCAGTCCGCTATAGTGTCAAAAATACCAAACATTATGAATTACCCCCTTATCAGATTCCGAGTTTTGAAAATCAGCATAGCAAGGAAAAACACAGTGACAAACACCCGCACAACAGCTGCCACGGTTTCAAACTGCGTTAAATCAATTGTCATGGCATGGTTTACGCCTGTCCCCGGTATGCGCATGGGCACTTCCCACCGGGGCACCTCCGCGCGGGCGTTCAGCGCACCGATAAGGCTTGCCAAAGCAAAAGGGACGCTAAACGGGAATTTGTTATAGATATGCGGCAGCCGCAGACGTTCATCGTTTGGCGGTGGCGGCACACCCGGCCCCGGATTCGGGTTTGGATTGGGATTAGGGTTCGGATTCGGATTGGGATTAGGGTTAGGGTTAGGATTAGGGTTCGGATTCGGGTTAGGGTTAGGATTGGGGTTCGGGTTTGGAGCCGGGTTTAACGCAGGGTTTGTTAATTCTCCCCGTACCCCTTCCGGTGTTATTTTGGGTGGGGCCCCCGGATTGTTGATGGTGGCCAGTATGTCCTGTGGAGTTGTTAAGCGTATTGTCGGTTCAGGATTGTCTAACAGTCTATCTATGTAGGACTGTTCGTCCAGAGTCATTTCCAGCTCTTCAAAGGGGATGGTTTTTGTGGTTTCGATAAATACCTCCATAGGAATCGGAAGCACTGGAGAAGTCGGCAAAGCATCGAAATACACAAGTACCACACCGGGGTCAGGGTTTCCCGCCATAGGAACCTTAATACTAATTGAAATCCCACCCCATAAACCTACGTCATTTAATTCCGCTCTCCACATCGGGATTCCTGTCTCCATAAAATCCCCTATATACCTAGCAATACTATGTCCGTATCCGCTCCATCTAAATTCTACTTCGCGGGAAGCCGGGTCAGGGTTCATGTTGCCATACCTGTACCATCTATATTGTTCGTATTCTGCAACGAAGAGAGCATTTTCAACCATAAACGCTAAACTGCCTGTTACCGGTACCGTAATTATATTTCTATTGCCGGTTGGCTGCCCCAGCGCGTCAAGCCCACGGCTGGTAATCCACCAATTGCCTACCCATGCGCTAATTTCTTGCCAGCCTCTACCGCAATACTGAAATCCCTGCATCACATTGCCTTCAATGGTTTCTACCCAAGGCCCCACAGCCTGGCCGGTGGGGCCTTCCCGGCTCCATACAAATTTGTCAAAAGCGTGTACCGCCTCCTTTATCCATACATCCATCACCCTGCCCGGCGCGTTGAAATAGGCGCGGTATGCAGACAGCTCATGGGCTTCCATTTCGTTTATGGTCCCCTGCGTCTCTTTTGTCCCAAGCTCGGCTTGCCGTTCCTGCATCATCCTGTACACCATTACGTCAGTCGCGAACATAAAGTCCTCGCCCGTGGCGTAAGCTACACCTTGAGCCGCCGCCACCGGCGCGATATTCATAAAGTAATACGAATATAATATTTGAGATAAATTGACGTAACACTTTCCGGGGCCACCCATAGACCAGATATAAACTACTTCCTGCACCTTGATAGCTACTGCCGGCCCCAACGCCTGGGCTTCCGGCATCGGGGCGAAGGGCGCGGCTATGATTATCGCGCAGAGCAACAGCGCGGTCATCTTCTTGGTTATTGGTTTCATTTGCAATTCAACCCCTTTTTGCAAAATAGGAGGCAGTTTCCTACCCCCTATCCCTGCCGCGGCATTAACCGCTTGCCATGCCTTTGAAGAAACGAATTCCGAACCGAACGGCGATGATGGTGCCGACGATGCCAAGGCCGATGGGCAACACCGAACCGATGACGGCCGAAATGTTGCTGCCCGCCTCGGTAAGACCCGTGGTAATGGCACTGGTGATACTCGAACCCATGACTATTCCTCCTTCCCCTACTTAATCATATCTTTGAATAGCTGGACGGATTTGCCGAGCCCCCAGCATACAAAGCCGATGACGATGGTAAAGCCGACGCCGGCCGTGAACGCATAAACGAAGATTTCAACCATGGCGTCATTGTCGTATACCATGCCTACCACCCCTTGAACAGATGGCGCAATATCGCGCCGGCGATGTAGGCGCCGAATATCACGCACAGAATAATGAAAATGAAAAGCAAGAGCGTCTTTATGTCCTGCTGGCCGGCAATGATTGCTTCGGCCAGTTCCCCGGAGACAATTAAATCATCCATCATAACGCCCCGCCCTTCCGCTTCAATCGAATTTGTCCGTTACGTCATCCCTCTTGCCGTGCTTATGCTCGGGCAGGTATGACTTGATTGCCAATAATACGGCAATCCCGAGTAAAACGAGGGTAACCAGTAATTGCACTGTCATTTCTCTTTCCCCTTTCGGTTTGTAACTCATTTTAGCTTCAGCTCCCGGGCAGCTGCCGTCGCTTTTGAGTTGCATTTTCCAATAGCTCAATGTTTCGCAGATAGCCTCGGTCGCTGAGGTCTACGTCGTACAGGCTTCCAAGCTCAAAGGAAGGAAGATTATTCATCGTTGTATAATCTACCCTTACATTTGCGACGGCGGTTCCCTCAACGTCCATTCTCTTGCCTTCCAAATGAAGCGTTTGAAAACAATACGCTTCATCCTTTTTGCTTGTCCCTTCCCGAATCGCCGTCATGCCTACAAGTTTCATCCTCATTGTTTTGTTCCTCCTTTCCTGAATTATTTTGCATGTCTTTGTAATTCTAATATAAATTGCATTGCATGTCAATACATGTTTTACAAATTCTTTGACATGCCTTATAATTGTCGAGAGGTGAAAGCTATGGAATCGAAAGCCACGGAACAAGTGTGTATCCGCATTGCGCCGGAATTTCGGGCAAAAATCAGGGCCGAAGCAGACCGGCAGGCCCGTACCGAGGCCAACATGATTAAAGCAATCTTGGCGGCATACTTCAACGACATGGACAGAGTAAAAAAAATAGCTGAAACAAGATAAACCGTCACCGGTAAAAGGTGGCGGTTTGCTCAGAGGTGCTTTGTATGTTTGAAAATCCTTTTTTCTGGATGGCTGTAACAGTTATCGCTTTCATATTCTTTGTAGGCACCAAAGCAAAGCCTATGCCCGGAAAATTCCCCTATCAATTACGGAAAGCCCTTATGACCAAAAACGAACTAAACGCATACTGGATGATAACGGGCATCGTTGGCGGCCAGCTGGCCGTGTTTTGCAAGGTGAGAATTGCAGACTTTATCTCTGTAAATAAATCCGCGAAAAATGACAGGGGCTACTTTAACCGAATTTCTCAAAAACACATTGATTTCCTCCTGTGCCACCCCGAAACATCGGCGCCAATATGCGGTATCGAATGGGACGATTCGAGCCATAACACACCGAAAGCCAAGGCACGGGATGAAACTGTTGAGAAAATATATGACGCCGCCGAATTTCCATTGCTCCGTTTCAAAACGAATGCTACATATGAAGAAATCGCAATGGCTTTGTCACCGTACCTTTGACGCCAACCACGACAAGACCCCTTGGGACTGAACCCGAGGGGTTTGCTTTTGTATCTCATTTTCAACGCGCAGCGGCGCACATCGCAGACGAAGGGACGAGGTGGTGAGTTACAAAACTCCTGAAACACGCTTAAATGCAGGGATTTTTGCCCGTCTGGAGCCAACCAGAGAAACCGAAGCGAGGCAGACATCGCCGGAAACGCTTCAAACTGCTGGAAACAGGCGATTTTTTATCGAGAAAGAGCCTTCGGCGGATTGACGTCAACAGAACAGGTTGCGTAAATACCACAGACGCCCGGAAAAGTAAAGGGGCTTTCGCGGCATAAACAGTGTGCGCACTGATTATTCCACGGTCCCCTTGACTTCCCCGTCCGCCCGCTGGCTCATGTGATTAACAAAGCGTCGGCGGCCTATGCCCCCGCCACTTTGCCATCTTGAAAAACGAAAGGAGACGCCAGCCATGAAAGAACCTAAATCCATCTCCCGGTCTATCCGTATGACCCAATCCGTCTACGATTTTGTCTGCCAGCATGTCGGGGACGGCTTTAACCAGAAGTTTGAACACCTCTGCCTGCGCTTCATGTGGGAGGAGGCGGAGCTTGACCGAAGGATTGCCGAGAAGCGGAAGCAGCTGGAGAGGTTTGAAAACCGCCTTAATATCATCAATGAGGGCATTATAGATGCTGAATGTATCAGTATCCAGCTAAGCACCACGAAAAACCAGCTTGCCGGCCTTATCAAAAAATGTCTCAAGGAAAAATGAGTGACAACCCCCTGGTACCCTTATTCTTCCAGCCCTTTGCCGATAGTGGCGTATTTTGTACAAAAGGGGGGCAATTACTTCCAATTGCCCGCCTCCCACATGTCCCGGATCATCTGCGCAACGCTCGGGTTCCCCTTCAAAAGGTCGCGCTTGATTCTGTAAATTTTACGTACATACCGGCTTTCAAACTGGTCGCAGTCCAAAGTTGCGCTTTTTCCCATCTGGAGACAGGACCAGCAGCGGCTATCGCGTGATTTATAACGGCACCGGGCACGATTACACACACGGCATATGCAGAAATAGCATCGGCCGTGCCATAACATCCGGTGTCTGTCTTTTTCTTCAAGCCGGTGCATTTACCAGCCTCTTATAATCATCAATCATTCGCCGGTGCCTGGGCCCGGCCCTTTCTTTGCCCCGTTCGTATATGCTTTTCCAAATCCTTTTCCCGTAACTCTCACTCATTACGTAGACGCAGGCCGACAACGTTTCAATGTAACCGGCCAGCCGCTCCACCGACGCCACCGGCTTTTCCGGCAGCGCCAAATGGAGACG